TTTGTGTACGGAGATGTTGGGGTATCGGGACTGGGACATAGTACATGACAAGATGGTAGAGTTTCTATGGAAGTCGGAGAAATCGAGCAAATTGATTATGGTACCTCGGGGACACTTAAAGTCGTCTATTTTCACTATAGGATGGAGTATCCAGCAGATATTGAGGAACCCGAATATAAGGATATTGATTAGTAATACGAAATGGGGAAATGCGAAGAACTTTTTGCACCAGATAAAATCGTTTTTGACTGATTTTAGTAGATTACCTGAGTTGTTTGGGAAGTTCAAAGATGACAAGAGGTACGGTGGTGGGTGGAACAGGGAGAACGTTATTGTAGCCCAGCGTAACGAGACGAAGCCTGAGCCTACGTTACAGACCTCTGGGGTGGAATCAGAGCAGACTTCGCAGCATTATGATGTTATCATACATGATGATATAGTTGCTAGAGACAACATAAATACGAAGGAGAGTCGGGAGAAGGTAAAGAACTATTATAGGGATTCGATGTCGTTATTAGAGCCGTCGGGTCTGTGTGTTGTTATAGGCACGCCGTGGCACGATGATGATTTGTACGTTGATTTAAGGAAGGACGTGGATTTTGACGTATTTGCGGTAAAAGCGTATGAGAAATGGGTGGACACTAAGGGGAAGGAGCATATTGACTTAGTATTCCCGAAGAAGTTCACATACCCGATTTTGATGAAGAAGAAGAAAGATATAGGCCCTTATTTGTTCTCAGCACAATATATGCTTAATCCGTACCCTGACGAGGCCCAGGAGTTCAAGAAGAGCTGGTTGCAGTATTACGACGAGTTGCCTGCGGGCGACTATTATATCACGACTACGTTAGACCCGAGTTTAGGCAAGAAGACAAGTGATTGGGCGGGGATAACGACCTCTGCGATAGACGTTATGGGGAATGTGTACGTGTTGGAAGCTCGACGGTTTAAGAGGATGGTTGAGTTGATCCCTGAAGAGTGTCTGAAGACTGTGGCTAAGTTCAAGAGCAACGTGTTTGGGTTAGAGTCGTTTGGTTTTCAGCAGACGTTGGAGCGGCCTATCCGTAGGAAGTTGGAGGAGAACAAGTTAGGGACTATGGTTAATCTGTTGCCGTATAAGTCAATGGACAAAGCCACGAGGATACAGGGGTTGATCCCGAAATTCAGTTCAGGCGAGATATTTATAAAGCGGAACATGGCAGATTTGGAAGATGAGCTGTTGAAGTTCAATCCGACAAGAAAACATGCTACTGATGACATAATTGACAGTTTGGCATGGCATGTGTTGTATTGGGACAGGAAGCCGGACAAGAAGGATATGCGACGCATTGAGCCAGGTACTTTTGGATGGTTGATGAAACAGAACAAGTTGCTGGGGCAGAAGAACGACGTATTCTGGGATTTTCGTGGTACTAAAACTCAGTGGGTGAGGTAATCATGGCTAAAAGAATGATGAAAAATTTCAAGTTATGGAAGAAGCGGGTAGAGTTTAGTGAGGAGAACTTCATACATTCGTCACGACATCATGGCTGGCACAGGTTTGTAGACTATTTCAACGGCATTTATAGACCGCATATTGGGGTAGACATCCCTGTGACGAAGATCAACAAAGTCTACAGTTTTGTACAGACAGCCAAGGCTTCGTTGTATTTTCGAGACCCGAAGATAACGGTAAATGCGGAACGACCTGATGCGATATTAGCAGCGATTTTGAAAGAAGAGATAATAAATTATACGTGGCGGAAGAAGAAGATTAAGAGGCAGACAAAAAAGTGTATTGGTGAAGCAAAGACAGTAGGTTTTTCGTACATGAAAGTAGGTTTTGACGCTGACTTTAGTGTTAACGAGATAGCTGGTGAAGTTCAGGAGACCGTGACGAGGGAAGACGTATGGGCGATCCATATTCCGTATGAGAACATTTTGTACGATTTTGCTTCCAGGGAACCGCTGCACGATTCAAGATGGGTTATTCACTGGTTCTTGAAACCGACTAATTATCTGAAAGAGCGGTACAATCGGGATGATATAAAAGCGACTTCGTTTGTGAACAGACATTTTCATGGCAAACGCAGACACCAGTCATTCCACTCGAAGTTACAGGCGACAGACTCAGAGATGACGAAAGTATACGAGATTTGGGATAAAGATAGTAGGGGCAGGTACTTGATGTGTGACGGGTGTGAGGGTTGGTTAGAACAACCTATTATTGCCAAAGATAAAGAGTTTATTGGCCCGTTGAAGATGGAAGGGTTTCCTATAGTAATGTTGAGGTATACAGACTTGATAGGAGACACGTTTGACAACTATCCTATAGGCGAAGTTGAGGCTATGGAAGAACAGATACTTGAGAAGATCAAGATACGCTCAATGATGACGAACCATATTAAGCGGTTCAGCCGTCAGGTTGTTGTACAGAAAGGGCTTTTTGATGAAGAGGCTATCGATCAGTACACAAAAGGTCAAGATGGTGAGGTTATAGAAGTCAACGAACCGCCTGCTGACAAGATATGGAGTCCTTCGTACCCGAACTTGCAGACAGACATTTATGCGATAGAGAACCGTAACGATGTGGATATGGATGAGATCAGCGGTCAGCCTGCGTTTGAACGTGGTGGACAGACGCAGACTAAAAGCAGGACTTTAGGTGAGTTGAAACAGATAGGAGCGGGTTCTCAGAACCGACAGAACGAGCAGAAAGATATTACTGAAGATTTCTGTGAAGAGATAGCCACTAAACTGTTACAGATAATGAAAGACAAGTTTGATATGAAGAAGACCGTGAGAATTACGGGTCGTCAGCCTCAGCAGATCATGGAGATACTGAAAGCCAAGAATTTGGGGAAAGGTGGGTTCATCACGTTCAGCAAAGAAGATATTATCGGGGAAGAAGACGTTAGCGTGAAGATGGGGTCGTCAATTCCGTTGAATACTGAGGGTATGTTAGCTGCGTTGACAGAGATACTGAGGTTTGGGCATGCGATTGGTTTAGCACCTGGAACAGTCGCTAGTGCGGCGGTAGGAAGCAACATATTGCGAATGTTGGGGATAGAAGAGATTGAGCAGGCGTACCAGAAGGATGTAGAGAGGTTATTAGCCCCTAAGAAGCCGTCACCGAAGGAAGTAGCGGACTTAAACAAGTCGAAAGCAGGTACGGAGAACACTGTAGTGGATACAGAGCTAAAAAAGAACCGTATCCAGAAAGGTCAGTTGGATTTAGTTGGTAAAATGGTAGGAAATCGGCAAGATCTGGAGAATTTACAGAATCCCAAGGAGCCAGCGAAGAAATGATCTGTTCCTGCGGTAACGAGAACGCTACACAGTGGAGGAAAGTCTATGATGCGGAAGGAAATAGTCTTGAATGTTGTGAAACCTGCGGGCAGGTCAGGACTCCGGCGATACCCGATGTGTACTTCAAAGAACCGTACCATGACGAGCATCTTGCCGATAAACTTCATCCACACGGTCAGTACGTCGAATCAAGGCGGCACAAGGCTCGTTTACTCAAGGAATTAGGGTTGAGAGAGGCAGGAGGTGACAAGAACCCGATTCTAGGCAAAGTAGCCCCTTTTATAAGCGATGTAGGTCGTAGAAGGAAGCACTTTAAAGAAAATTTTGGAGGATAAATGGCTGATAATCCGTTGGAAGTCTTGGAGATGTTGCGAAAACGAAGACAACAGTTGCAACCTCAGATGCCTAATATAAATATCAATATAAATTTACATGATCCTATAAAGGGTGATGAAAGAGAAACGGTGATACCTTCACCGTCAGCCTAGGAGGCAATTATGTTAGACGAAAAAACAGAGAGTACCGACAATCAAGGTGATTCCGCAACCGAGGAGACTACTGCTACCGAAACCCAAGAGGTCAAGGAAACAGAGGAAACCAAGGAAGGAGCAACCACTGAGACCGAGAAACCTGAATTCGAAGACAAGAACATGCAGTCGAAGTTCACGCAGAGGATGCAAGAGTTGTCGGAGAAAGAAAAGACGTATGCTAGTGGAACACAGAAAGCACAAGCATTTGAGCAGTTAAGGAATGATCCTGAGGCATGGAAGATGATTGTTGATTTATATAATCAGCGGTCAGGTAAGTCGCAGAAGGATGAGCCTATCACGCAAGACGATTTGGACAATGCAACAACTGATCCAAAGTCTTTTGAAACTCTTGTTGATAAGCGAGCAAGGGCATTGTTAACACCAATGCAGCAGAAAGTATTGCAGTTAGAAGAACGAGATCGGCAAAGGTCGCAGTTACAGGACATTGACGATTTTGCAAACGCTAAAGACGATAAAGGCAACTTGCGTCATCCTAATTTTTGGGATGAAGGTGTACAGACCAAGATAAAAGCTAATCTTCAAGCGTTGAAAGGTTCGCAGTATTCTGGACTGCAACAGGTAGAAATAGCACATACAATGGCAACACGAGGAACCTTAGAAAAGAACGCAATCGACAAAGCACATTCAATCGTAAATCAGAAGAAAGCTGCGGTTGGAGAGAAGGGAACAAGAGTACCGTCTATCCCTAACATGAAGGGTAAATCTATGTTAGAGAGAGCAACAATTCTAGCAAAAGAAATAGGGATGGATGTACCTTAAAATCTAAGGAGGACAAAATAAGATGGCACAGAAATTTTTCACTTACGGGCCAGATAATGTAAACACGCTACTGACTACGACTCAATCATCGTATGCTACAACGGATTTGGTTGACCAGTTTTTCAACCAGACTCCGTTCTGGAAAAAGATGCGTGAGAACGCAAGGATGATGGATGGAGGAGCAAGTATACTTGTTCAGCTGTTGACAGACCAGAACAGTACGACTACTGCGTATGACGGGTATGATACACTTGATACCACTGCACAGGAAGGGATGACTTCTGCACAGGCAAAATGGAAGAATTATGCGACTTCGATCTCTATTTCAGGGTCAGAGGAACGGCAGAATTCAGGACAGGGTAAACTCATTAGTTTGCTTGAAGCAAAGAATCGGCAGGGATTACTCAGCCAGAAACGTAAGTTAACAGCTGATCTTTTTGCTGCTTCAGTAGGTTCAAAGAACCTTGAATCGCTTGTGACCATGATAGACGCAACTTCGACGATTCAGGAGATCAACAGTACGACTTCAAGTTTCTGGCAGTCAACTGCTACTACTGGCGGTTCGTTTGCCGCACAGGGACTGTCGGACATGCGTACTAACTGGACAACCATTCAGAAGATTACTCCTGAAGGTGATATTGACGTAATCTTGACCACAGATACTGTGTTTAACTTCTACGAAGGGTCACTGACCCCTCAGACGAGATATACGCAGGGTGGGAACTTTGATGGTGCTCCTACGGGCTTGAAGTTCAAGACTGCGAACGTGTTCTTCGATTCTCAGTGTAACTCAGGTGTGATGTACATGTTCCCGTCAGCGAACCTGTTTTTGGTAATCAATTCCAATGCAGATTTCATGACCACGCCTTTTGTGAAACCGAGCAATCAGGATGCGAGAGTAAGCCAGCTTATCACGATGGTACAGCTTGTGACCAATGCAAGACGGAAGCTGACGAAAATCGCAAGCATTACTGCGTAGGAGGTTAAAATGGCAGCAAAAACACCAGACTCAATAACTCGTGAAAGCTGTGGGGATTTAATCAAGTTCACCGCAGTATTTACCACGAATGATATAGACGATAATGACACGTGGGCATCAGGAATCCGTAGTGCGATTGATTGGGATGTACATACGTCAATAGACGGCCCCCAAGATTGCACTATAGACGACTATGATAATGAGACAGGAATATTCACTTTTGCTTCAGCATCAAGTCAGACAGCACGGGTTTGTGTATGGGCGAAAGGTAGTTACTAGGAGGGTATATGGCAACATTACGAACACCAACATTATCGGTACACAATATCGGAAGTCTCAAGAAGGTTATTGCGACATTCGCAGATATTGATGACAATGATACAGTGGTGTATCCCAAAAGCGGACAATCTTGGGATGTTCATCATTCGATTGATGGCCCTCAAGATACGTCTGTAGACAACTACGCACGTGGCACGGGTACAATGACGTTCAGTTCAGATGCAAACAAAACTGGTCGACTGAACACATTTTGCAAAGACTACTAAGGAGGTTACTATGCCAGAAAAGACACCAGACAATGTGACTGTTGAAAGTGCAGGTAGCCTTCGCATGGTTATTGCGACTTATGAGACAGCGAACATTGATGATGACGACTTCTGGACTTCAGGGATAAAATCTGCGACAGACTGGGATTTTGAACCTTCCACTGAAGGCCCACAAGACGTTACTGTAGACGCTTATGATAAATCAAACGGTAGATTTACCTTTGCTAGTGCTGCTAATCAGACAGGTAGATTTGTCGTGTGGTGTAAAGCATATTAGAGGCAACTGTTTAGGAGAAAAAATAAACTTAGGAGGATGTAAATGTTACTTAAACAGTTAAACAGAGATGATGCGGAGAAAATATTTGTAAGCGTACAGAACACTTCAGGAGTGACCGTTTCAGTTGGTCAGTTTGTCTGCTATGACTGGCAGAACAACGCTTCTGTAGGAGTTGCTGCGACTAAGCCTGTGACCAGTAATTTAGGTCTGTTTTGCGGTGTAAACGTAGGACAGGGTGGACAGAGTGGCGATTATAAAGACCTTGGCACAGATTCGTTTGGATTGATTCAATGCTGGGGGATTATGAACTCTGTAGCGTACCATGTCGGTGCGGCTTCGCTGTCAGCAGCGGGTATGTATCTTGTACCCACGACTGCTCAGTGGTCGGGCCAGACAGGTGCGTTGGATGTCGTAGCGGCTTCAGCACTGTTATATACGAGGGGAGCTTTCCTGCTTACCAACGATATTTCAGGGCCAGGCTATGCAAAGGCATTTGTACGAGCGATATAACTTTTTGGGGGGAAGGGGTAAAACTCTTCCCCTTAATCTGTGAGGCAAAATGAGCATAATAAAAGACGCAGTATTCAGATGTCAAAGCTGTGGGAGGCTAACGGGGTCATGGGAAATAGTAAGTGGGAAGAAGTGTGCAGGCCACAAACTCAGACTGACGGACAGGGTATCATTTATAGAGGGCGTAACGATCCTCGTATCGTGGCTCAAGCACAAGAGTTTGCAAAAGAGTGGAAAGACAAAACAAAAGTAATTATATGTGAGCCGACAATAGGAAACATTAATTATTTGTGCCACGAAGCAACGGTAGATTTTGTAAAACATTGTAAAGAGTATGAACAGCGGTCAGAATACAAGTTTTTCAAAACGACATTAGGAAGACTTATGATTGCTTATGCAAGAGAGAAGTTTGCAGAATTTGCGGTAGATGGCGGGTTTGACTACATAATCTTCATGGATGATGACCATATTGTTCCGTCAGACTTATTTGAACGATTGCAGTCACATCTTGATAAATACGATATTGTAGCCCCTTTGTGTTTACAGAGATCACCGCCACACAACCCAGTGATATATAAGGAAGGAGAAAGAATAATACAAGGGATAAAGTATAGAGAGAACAATTTTCATACTAAGTGGCACAAAGGTGATCTAGTGACAGATGCTGATGCAATAGGATTCGGATTTGCGATAATCAAGGTAGACTTGTTCAAACGAGTTCCTAAACCTTGGTTTTTCTTTATGGATCCTGTAGGTGAAGATATAGCGTTCTGTATGAAAGCAAAGCCTCATGGATGCAAAATACTGGTAGACACAAGTGTAGAATCACCACATTTGGGCGATCCACCAATTATAACATGGAGTGATTATGAACGAGAAAAAGACCGCGATTGACGTAGTAATGCCGACATGGGAAAAT